ATGTATCGTTGTATTTATACCACACCTGTAAACCATGTGTAGCATTGCCATTTTTTGCTATATTGTAATCGCTGGCAAAATCTATATAAACCCCCACATTAAAATTTTCCTCTATTTTACTTGCAAGTTCTGCAGGTGTACTGTTTACGCACTCTAGTATAGCAAATTTATGTATTTTCTCGAATTTAGTCATTTTATCCTTTTAATTTTGACGTAAAAACATTTTATTACCTTTTACGACAATGTAAGATGATCCGCTATTTGAATAGCAGATAACGTAAACCCTGTACAGTTTACCATTATATTTTACCTTAGTCGGAGAGGTCAATTTTTTACCATATCCGCTGGCCGTCTGGCTTAAGCCCTTTTCATGCCACCATAACGGGGCGTAAACCTCGGGTAAACACTCTTCTATATAGTCAATTTGCTTATTTTCCATTATGAGCCTTTGATTAAAATTATAACTGAAATTGAATGAATCCATTTTCCATTTGTTAGATGTAAGATTTTCGAACAGCTGGAAATAGATTCTATTGTACTGGATTGTAAGATACCATAACTGTAATATTGTACAGTATCCCCAATTTTAAAAGGTGGCATATTAATTAACCTTAAACATGCAAAAGTGCATAACCTAGATTATACAGATAAAGTCTAGGATTCAACAACATTTAAACCCCAATTGTATCAAATTGTAGCAACTGTGGCATAAAACCAACGCGCTAGATAAGCCCCAAACGGCTTATTTTATCCGTTTGGTACTAGGAGCAGGGAAAGTAAAATAAACGCTTAAAACGGCTGTAATCTTGGATTGTGTAACTAATTGTAAAATACCTAGACATTGCCACGATTCTATGCTAGGAAAATTTCATGTTACAAACTAGCACACTTAAAAGATTGACACCTACAGGTTTTTATAGTAATCTTTTATCAGTTACAAATTATTACAATATATTCATTGACTTTATGAAAATACGTGCTAGTCAATTCGGTTACAAACTGTTACATCCTAAATTTGACAGCTGTTTAATTCTGTGCTGCAGTTATAAACTAGGTTTTAATTCACTACCACAAATTTAACTTTCAGGTGTAACAAGGTGCAACATTTCGTTGTATTTTAGAGACAAAACGCTCAGGCTTGCATGAATAATTATTTTGATACCAATATACGTGAGAGGGTGAATAAGGGCTCAGAAGGGCTTAAAACCAGATTGTGTAACATAAACTGGTTCAAGTGTAACATATTGAATTATTACTTTGATTAATGAATTATTAACGGGTTTATGATGTACATTTAGGCATCAAATAAATCAACCCTTAAGGTGATAACATGAATAACTCACAAATTACAGCTAAAAAGATTTTAACCCAGTACATTAAACAATATAACGCAAAATTCGACAATGAAAATACAGTTTCTAATATTGCACTATTTATAGGGGTGTTTGGTGTAATTGGTTTTATGTTATCAATGGCATTTTTTACAGTCTAAACACTTACAAATTATTACACCTTAAAACGGCTAAAATCAAGTTATAATCAATTGTGCCAATCAAGGCACTAACAAAGGCAGATCAAAATGATAGAATTTAATATCCCTTTTCATGGTTTTTATGAATCCGCGCATGATGTAATTATGGACGATGCAGTTAATCAAATATGTGAGAACCGCGACAATGGCGAAGTTAATCAGGACTTAAGCTATTATTTGAATGATAACGTCAATTGGAAAGCTGCAGAGATTGAATATTCAAAAGAATATACCGTTAATTTTGCAAGCGAATATAACATCAAGGGTTTACAGTTCGTAGAGTTAGATTCACCCAGAGAATACAATTTCACTACTGACAGAATTTTCGCCCGATGCTCTAATGCTGAATTTAATCGAATGTTACAATTAGTAAAAGGCGCAAAGCTGGATAAAGTTTGCAGGGAAAATTTAACCTCGAGAGATGGTTTTAGCTCACTCTATAACCCTAATTTTAAAACGTGGGGTAATTGGAAAACGTGGGACGCGAACCAATGTTCACAGGTCATAGAGGCATATGCCTTGGAGATGGGCTATACTTCAGACAGTGCTACACAATGGGCACTAATGGAGAACGATATATCAAACAGTGTGATTTATAGTATTATTGAAACAAACTGCAAAGCTGGAATAATTGAACGGGTTTATAAAATAGCGGATTATTTGACAATTAGATCACAGCGTTAAAATTTAATATTAAACTAAGGGTATATTATGCGAATTATTGAAACAAAAGCTTATTTATATAGCGAATTGTCAGACGCTGCAAAACAAAAAGCGCGAGATTGGTACACAGGCGAAGGGTTTGAATTTGATGCTGATGGTAGTATTGAAGATGTAAAGCAAATAGCGGATATTATCGGGGTAGATGATTGTAAAGTGCTATACCGTGGCTTTTGGTCGCAGGGTGATGGCGCATGTATTAATGGGCGTTATAGTTACTCTAAGGGCGCGTTAAAGCGAATTAAAGAGTACACACCACTTGACACGGTATTACACGATATTGTTAAGCGTTTGCAAGATGCACAACGCAAAGGGTTTTATAAAACTACTTGCAAAATTGCACACTCAGGTGGGTATTGTCATTATAATTCAATGGATTTTAGTTTTGACAATGAATTGTGGGATAACCTAGACGATAGAGGCGCATCATATCAGGCTATTGTAGAATGCTTTAAAGACTTTGCAAAGTGGATATATAGAAACTTAGAAAAGGATTACGAATATCAGACTTCAAAAGAGGTTGTAGAGGATCGGATTATTGCTAATGAATGTGAATTTACTGAAGGAGGTAAAATAGTATGATTTACACTCAACTTAAATACGGTAGTAATGACCTCGAAACTATAGATCAATTTGAGACTAGAAAAGAGGCAAGATTGATGCCCATAGAATATAGATTATCAGGTGATGGATATTATTATCTCTCTGGTAGAGCTTGCAAGCATTGGAGAGAATCAAAATGAACACATACCATATTCAACTAAATCAATATTCTTGTACAGTTGATTTTAACGAATCAACTAGCCGTTATCAGGTTTACGGGTTTACAGCTAACAGAGTTTATGGCTTTGCCGTAGAATCTAAGGATTTTAAGGGTTTATCTACAGCGCTTTTCTACGCTTCACAAGTATTGGCTAGACTTGTAGAGGAAAGCGAAAAGGTTAATAAACTATGATTCTTTTCAAAATAGCGGGGGCGAGTTTTATAATTGCATACGGGTTATTTTTATACATGTTTGTTTACATAGCGGTTTATTGGTTAGTCAATTCTGGAAAGGGGTAATATATGCGAGTTCTAGTAGATGATTTTTATAATAAGTTTGTAACAGAGTTAAAACGGATTTACTTTCCTAATGATAATCATGGATTATCTGAGAATAAGAACTACAGAGGGGCCTTATACACTGTAGAATTGTTTAGTAATGGATGTATGACCTATAACACGTTATTAAATAAACTATCAAAATATTGTGGACGCTCTAAAACCGAGATACACTCTATATTGTCAAAATATATCAATTCAGAATTTAACTTTACAATTAAGGGTACAAAATGAAAATCGAAACAACGGAATTTTACAAAGTGGCTCGGAATACAGCGCCTAAAAAAGTAGCTTATTCTAAGCGAGATGCATGGGCAAATAAGGCGTTTAGTGGCACAGCAAAGCGGATTAAGGTACAGGCACGAGACAATGAAAAGATGTTCTAAGTGTTACACTCTGTTGCATTCTATTTTGCCTTGGGGTATTGCATCGTGTATTTTCCGCATGTTATAATTCAACCATGCATTAATTAATCTGCATTAAAAGGACAATAAAATGAAAATAGTAGAATCTCTAACAATCCCTAACCAGTGTTTACACCTCAAGTTGTCTAACGAACTGAGAGGTTCTAAGGGCAATTTGAGAGCCTTAGAATTTAGTTTAACCTTAGGCGGCAAAACCGATTATTCAAGTTTAATACAATGGTATAAAAAGGATATTATTAGACTTCAATCTGAGATTGACAAATTGTTAGCTAAATAAATTCATCTCTAAGCCCTTATAATTGAGGGTTTAGGGGTTCAATTTTGAACTAACAAAAAGGTTTATATTATGACTGCTCAAGAAATAGAAAATTCGGTTATTGATTTTCTGACTGCTAAACTGATTAAATACGTAGTGGTAAAAGTAGGTGAAAATACAGACGCTAACAACTGGAAGCATGATCTATGGATGGTGTCGTTTCAACGTGCAGGTAAGAAGGAAGTGTTTACTACCAGTTTTAAAACTGGTACAGGCTTACGCAAGAAATCTAGGATATCTCCTGCAGCACCTTTCCCAGTAGCTCCAAACGCTGCATGCGTATTGTACAGCTTAGTTATGGATAGCGAAGCTATTAACGGTTCATTTGATAATTGGTGTAGTAATTTTGGATATGACTCAGACTCCATTAAAGCATTAAACACTTATCAAGAATGCTGCAAAATTGGTAAGGAGTTTAATAAACTATTCGACCGCACAGAGTTAGAGGCTTTACGGGAAATGCTGCAGGATTATTAATAACTTATTCATATAAGAGGCTAACCATGTTGACAACACAAAAACAAATACGTGAAGCATTCTGGATCATTCACCCACAATTTAAACGCAAAGGACGTAAACAACAAAATGATTATCCTGCAGATATCAGGATGGCATTTATAGACTACGTAGAACATTTATCACGTGATGGTCAGATATCTGATAAGCTGAGGGATAAAGTTACACTTTAACCGTTACATCATAAATACAGTGTAAACCATAAATCTGTGCTTTCCATCATGTTATAATCTCTACATGGTGGCATTTTCCACTATTAGGAGAATTTAAAATGGCTCACTTTAGAATTGAATTTCCAAACGGTGTTATCTGTGAATGGAAAAAATCTGATCATTATACGGCCACTGGGCTAAACACTAATGCACCTGAAGGCACTAAATACTATCTAAAAAACAAACAAGTCACACGCGAAGAATATTTAAATGAATCTGAGGCACTTCATGCACAATGGCATGAGAACAAATGTAAAACACATAAGCAAATCCGTGTTTTGCATGGTTCATCTTTTGCATGTTATGTAACTAAATGGGTTAAAAAATAAGATTAGACTAACACCTTAAACCCTTAGTAATAGAGGGTTTAGAGGGTTATTTCAATCCATATAAAGGTATATTATGCGCGGTACTCTAAACTTAGGTTTCAATCAACTATTCGCCGATACACTCAGAGAACATGGGCTTTCATATTGTTTTAAGTATTACTATGTGAAGCATACAATGCGATATGCTTACTTATTGTTATACTGAGAGGGTTAGATCAACACGTTATCCACAGGGTAATAAGTTGTCCACATAGTTATCCACAGGTGGTTTATTATACAGCACCTTAAAAGAGAGATACCCCTCCCCTCTATCTTTCCCCTCTATGCTATAAATAAAACGATATACCCTCTATATATTATAATGGTATCATCGAGCGGCTGGGTTAACACTATAGGCATGGATTGCCCTCTATAACCTACGATCTAACCCTAAACAATAGCTCTCAGGGCTAACCCTCTGATATTTTAGAATCCTCCAAAGGTACTAGGACAGGGGCGAGGGGTTTCATCAAGCACCACTTCCAACTCCACTCAAAATCTTCCCTTTATGATATTACCTCCCAATCTTATCTCAACCCTTTTGCAATAGAACAATCAATGATATTACACCTCTGGCAATAAGAGCACCTCTTAGACCCTATCCAGCACCTCACAGGTAGTCCTTGGTGGCATTATTATAGCCTAGACATAGCAGAGTACCTATTTAGGTTATAATCGCTCTGAGAAGGTTCTGCGCTCTTAGAGTTATCCACAGGCTACGGATATTTTCCACCTGATATTTTATACACTTTGGATTCGCGCTTGACTCCTAAATTTTAAAATTAGAAATTCCTAGAAAAAGCTAGGCGTAAAAAAGCCCCCGAGGATGATAAGTCCAAAGGGGCTTTGTTGTTTCTACGGTTTACCTAGTCTTTGATTGGCTATCTCAAAATACTTCTGCTCTTTCTCAATACCTATGAAACTTCGTCCTGTGTTAATACAAGCTACCCAGTAGTTCCACTTCCCATTGTGAAATCTAAGACTGTTTCTCCTTTGTTCGTATAAGTATTAATCAAATACTCCATAAGTGGAACGGGCTTCTGTGTAGGGTGGACTGTGCCTTGTGCATTGTTAAACTCCAAGACTGTCGCTGGCATAGACTTATCAGGTGGACACTTATGAGCATCTAATCTATGACTCCCATAGTTATCTGATGTTCTTGTCCTACTCGTCTGAGGTCTTTGGTTAACCTTTGGCTTATCCTTTAGTTCTGGATTATAAGTGCATTGCTTAGAATAGAACACGCAAACGTCCTCTGTATTCCTCATAGGCTGTTTCCATGCATTCAGGTGACCAGTAGCTTGTGATTTCTTCCACACCCAATTGTACTTATACATATCTAAGTTACTTGCAATGAGGAGGCTTGTGAATGGTTGTGCTGCAGTTAGAACAATAGCCCCACTAGGTTTGATAACCCGTCTCAGCTCATTCCACATCTTATCTAAAGGGATTACACTATCCCACTTGCAAGATGTAGTCCCGTAAGGCGGGTCACACAGCACCATATCAATACTTCCATCTGGAATCTGCTGCATGACTTCTAGGCAGTCTCCTTGATATGTGCTGATACTCATTTAATCTTAGCTTTTACTTTAGGTTTAGGCTTCACAGTCTTAATTACTTTCTTAGCTTCTACTTCAGACTTGACTTGTTTAGCCTGCCAGAACTTCTCTCGAATCTCTAGTCTCTTCACAATCTCTTCTGAATTAAAATGATACTCTTTGCCAATTTTAAGGTATTCAATCTCGATAGGTGTTAAGAAGCCCTCGTAGGTTTCATCCAATAATTTATTTAATTGAGAGGTACTAAAGTTCACACTGTCAGCTACCTCCCCTTGCTTCCCACCAGTACCGTAACTAGCTGAATGAATCATTAAACTCATCTCTGGCATAACAATAACATTATCAGAGCGAAGGAACAACATACCTGCTGCACTAGCAGCTTGACCACAACCAATAATTGTAACTTCAGCCTCAGTGTCTCTCAGTGCAGCTAGGATACGCATTGTAGAGTCAATCCTACCGCCCCCTGAATCAACCCATATACGCACTGAATCATCCTTGTCTGCGTTAATCAAGACCTGATATAGATCATTGTAGAAGTGCGGAGCTTTGATAGAAGTGTTCAGATGAAAGTCAATGTCCATGACTGATAACCGCTTAACATAAAGACCAAACCTAGGTTCTGCTTCTTCGTCATCATCAAAGTCATCGGCTTTAGTCTTTCGCTTACGTCCTAAGTCCAGAGTGCTCTTAGTTGGGTTCTTGCCAAAAGCAGTCCCCAACCCCTTAGGTTGTGTCTTGAAGTTTTTATATTGCATTTATTCTCCTTTGTGCGATTTCAAAATATTTAGATTCTTTCTCTATACCGATAAAACTTCTACCTAATTTCACAGCAGCAACACCAGTAGTTCCTGAACCCATTGTGTTGTCGTGAACCACATCACCGGTGTTTGTGTAAGTCTTAATTAGGTACTCACAAAGTTCCACTGGCTTCTGTGTAGGGTGCAGAACATTCTTATTTGGGTTAGCAAACTCAAGAATCTGCCGTGGATAGTTAGAGTATTCCAGTACCCTATCTAACTTATGAGATTCCCTAGAAGGTGTTAACTCTCCACTTAAGTATTTCCTAGGGCGACTCCACTCTTTGTCTACTCTAACCAACCCCTGAGGGTTGTAGGGCATATTTGAAAGAGAGCCATTTGCAGTGCTGCCTTTACTAAACACAGATATTGTTTCTATATCTTTTAACGGTTTAAGCTTTGCGTTTGTAAAACCAGAGGGTCTACTCTTTTTCCAGTACCAGTCGTACTTAAACATACTTAGGTTAGACAAACGTAAACGAGATGAAAACGGCTCTTGTCCAAAAAGTACAATTGCTGCGTTAGGTTTTATAATCCTCTCGTACTCTGCCCACAAAACCTCAAAAGGAAGCATCTTATCCCATATTAAAGGTGTAGTCCCATAGGGTAAATCACAGAGAATCATATCTACAGACCCATCAGGAATACCTTTCATCAACTCAAGACAATCCCCTTGCATAAGGTTAATCATGTACTATTTCTTCCCTTTCTCTTTTTCATTCACAATCCCTTTACCTAGTTGTTCAAGCTCGTACTCTTCCTCGAAAGCTGTAACGAACTCTTTAGTAATTCCAGAGCGCACAATATCATCTCTTGTAAAACGAATGAAAGATGAATCTTCAATACTGTACTTACTAACAATCTTTTGTAGGTAAGTTAAACCATCCATACCTTTTTTAATGTCTGTCTGGATACCACTGGAGTCCCCACAGACAATCATTTGACAGCGTTCACCCATACGGGTCATCAGTGCTTGAATCTCTTGCACACAAAGGTTCTGTCCTTCATCGCAGATAACAATACAATCCGACCAACTACGCCCACGAATAGTCTCTAGGGAACAAATCTCAATAGCTTTAGTCTTTAGATGAATCTCAGTAGAGGATTTACCAAAGCAATCTTCAAAGTAATCAATCATTTGACGGTAGAAAGGAAGGAGCTTTTCATCAGCATTTCCGGGCAAAAAACCAATACTACGTCCAGCTAAAGGCTGATAAGCACGAATCAGAATAATCTTCTTAATCTGTCCTGTGTGCAACTGCTTCGCAGCGTGGTAACAAGCTAGGATGGTCTTACCAGTGCCTGCAGAGCCATGCCCTACTACAAGGGAGTCGTACTCCATGTCTTCCATAAAGAGTCTTTGATTTTCATTCTTAGGTAGAAGCTTAGGAAACTCTCGTCTAACGAACTTCTCCTTCTTGACTACTTCTTCTCGAACTTTTAGATTACGTTTCATTATTCCCTTTCATGTAAATAAAAAGCCCTTAGGATTATTCAAGGGCTACGGCATAACCAAGGGTTAGGTTATTAAAGGTGCTGCCTTAAGAGAATTAACAGCTTGTACAACTTGTTCACTCAAGAGGCTTCTCCTCTGTCTTTGCTTGTACTTTGGTGACGATCACTCACCCTATTATGTTTAGACCTTCTTCTTACGCCCGTCAGGTTTAGGTGCATCAACCTCAAGGGCATCTTGTAAAGCCTTCTCATGCTCTTCTCCTGCGACCTCAGTGACCTCTACACTTCCCTCTGGGAACATAGTCACTGTAAAGAGCACTCCAATCATTTGCGGATACCCCACATTACTATCCACATCAAGCATAAACCCCTTATGTATAGCTACTTCTACTTCAGTCAAGAGTTCCACAAAGGAGTTCGTTACGATAGTTAGATTACCGTTGTTCTGCAATTCAGTCGGCATTTATACCTTTCAATTTGTTATTCATGTATAGGATTATAGCACTTGAATCTCCCTTTGTCAATCCCTAGAGTGAACCTAGAAAATTAAACACCAATGCCAGCATTGAAAACACTAAGTACCCAAGGTAGCTGATACCTAGTAAAAGTCCAACTAAGGCGCAATAGAGTTTATTAGTAGTGCCATATCCCCATAGCCCATAGATCACTAACCAGAGCATAGGGATTAGGATGAATAAATGCTGATAAATGTTCATCGGTTTCCTCCATAAAAATCATCCATGTATTTCTCCCAAGAGAGGTAATCATCGCACTTAAGGAAAGCCTCTGCGTCACGCATCTTGTCCAGTATATCATTGAAGTGCTGTGTATCAGGACACCTACCAAAGTTCTCTTTCACAAGTGCATCAACAATATACCTAAGTTTGTAGGCGTACTCTTTCGTATTCCAACAGTCCTTGTATAACTCGTTCATTCTGTTTATACCTCCACTGAGTTTTTATATATAGGGCACGACTCTGTTAACCCCTTGCTGTTATCTTCAATAAGCTCACGGCTTATATCTTCACCTGCAAAACAATAATCCAATCCATAATAGTCCTTTGCATGAGGGCAATTCTCACAAGAACTTACAGGGTAAAGCCATATTCTCTTACTCATCCTTACCCTCAATATATTCATTAATTGCAACATCAGCATCCATCCCCTGAGCCAAGGCATTAAGCGCAACAGATACAGCTTGTGGTGGATAACCATAGAGGTCGTACTTCTGTTCAATTCTGGTACAGGTAGCATAGTTACCTACCATCATCGCAAGGTAATACCCATCTCTGTCGCACTTGACTTCACTTAAATCTTGCATATCATTTTGTTCCTTTGTTCTCATTTAATACACCACCTTGATTGTGTCTACTCTCATGCACACACCCTTCAAAGGGATACCTCCTTGTTCTCTGCATTTTGATTCATACTCGTATGTGTAAAACCCTGCCACAAAGCAAAAGATCAAGCCTGCAACGAGGAAGCTCAGTAACGCATCAAAAAGCCAATTAACCCAATTCATTTATTTATCTCCTTATTAAAATCCAACCCAACCTTTAACCCTCTAGGCATAGGCACAACATCAGGCTTCACCTTATCTGGCTGTGTGCAAACAAGTTCAACCTTATCTGTTAGTTTAGCATCAAAATCCACCCAAGAGAAGCCCTTTTGGACTAATTGCAAGCAATCCACTTCAATTCTAACGGTACTAGGCTTAGTCCCTGCAAGAATATCAAAAGCTAGAAGAGAAAGTAAAGCAATGAGTACTAGGTAACGGGTCATTTTGTTTGCCACAATCTGTTTATGCAACGGTTCACGCCCGAAATATAAGCATCACGAAAGGGTGTAGGCACTTCAGCTTTGCTTTCCTTTGTTGGTGCAAGGACTGCATGACAAATCTCAATAGCATCTTCCAGCGATTGCTTTCGTGATGCTTGCCACGACAACCAACCAATGTGTGAACTCATTGATGTGTACTCGCCGTCTGATCTTTTCGCAAATACAATCCGCACATCCCAATTAGGGTAAATTGTCAGTAAATTAGTCTCAAACGCTACTTGTGCTGTGTTAGTCATAGATACCTTGTCAGTAAAGAGCAAGCAAAAACAAAGAGCGCCACGACTAAGAAGCTATGACGTAAATCTCTAGTAAAAGCATCATCAAACAGATAGGCTAGGAAAAGACAAAGAATTGTAGGGGCTACTGCAGGTAACATCCAAAAGCCAAGAGTTATTGTTATTGTGTTGCTCATACCTTATCTTTCCTCTGCACTTGCACAGCATAAGCGAACTTCGTACCCATGCTCTCAACTGCTTTAATCCACTCCTTCTGATTCCGAGTATTCAATTCCTCTGTCACCCATTGGGAATTAAACAAAACCTTAGCGCGTTCCTCAAGTCGTTCTTTAGACCACATAGTATTACTCCTTTGAAGTTAATTTACGATTATCAGTCAATGACCAGACCATTGCACCAATCCAACCTATTACAGTCCAGCCTAGCAGGACATTCACACAGACAATAGCTGCTGTATTGTTGTGCTTTCTATTAAGAGCGCAGAACGTAGGGATAAAATAAAACAACAGACCAATAATTAAAGCTTCCATAAAGTTTCTCCTTTAAAGTTAAGATACACGAAGTATAAACTAGATTCGTATCTTGTCTAGTGCTTTCGAGATGTTTTACAAACTGTTACACTTATTTTAATCAAGTCCAAAGTGCTCTCTAATATTGCAGTTAGCATCTCCACTAGGAGAAACACTTATGCACTCTTCGACAATAAGTTCAGCGTACTTCTTCTCCCAACTCCATGCTTCATCGCTTCCTTGACTTACGCACCACTCAACAGCTTTACTATATAAATCCTTGTATAAGTTATTCATGTTGTCCCCTAGTTAATTAAACCTTATAACTCCACTTACCAAAGAAAAGTTTAACCTTGTCAATGAAGGAAGGCTCTTTCGTAGAACGATATGTTAAAGGTGCTCTTACAGGACGCACCCAATCTAGAGGAGGAATAATCTCAATCTTGGCTTCTTCAACTCCAGTAGGTGTAGAATCCAACTCAGTAGGGGATTCAAAATCTTCCTCCATCCTAAGAACCTCACTGTATATCTCACCCCAGAATTCAATTCCCTCTGGTGTCATTACCCAAGCATCGAACATAAAGATACATTCAGATAAAGTATCCTCTTCCGTAACATCATTTGCACTCCTTTCAGCAATCAAGGCTGCAAGCACGTCAGGGCAATCCCGTCTAAGCAAGTGCTCATAGATTGCTTGTTTCTGTTTAATCGTCAGTGTCATACAACCTCCTCAACTTTAAAATTAGTCCCGTCAATGTAGTAGTAAGTCTTATCGTGTCGATTATATTCTACTTCGAGAATACCTTTGTAGTTTTTATCACCTACCATAAACAATTGCTCGTACTCCTTCAAGCCACAATTGTAAGAACCTTCACAAGCATTTAATGCACGGACATAGAGAACGTCTTCTATTTCTGCACTAGCAAAGAGTAAGTCCTCGAATATGTTATTTTCAGGTTTCTTTAACTCAATGAGTAAGATTTCATTAAGTTGTTCTAACAGAACTTCACTGACTTTGATTTGATCTTGTATTTTCTGGATTGCTTCATTCATTTACATCTCCTTTACTTTGTTTCTTTAAAATAGCTTTATCACGCATTTGTCTAGCCTTGATTTCACCACTCAGGTACTCTTGCACGTACTCAAGAATCACCATAGGACGGTACATCTGAGTTAGTGACCCATCAGTAGCCAGTGGCATTCGTTTAACGGGCAGAGGGAAGCCCTCGCGCTCCCAGTTAGGCTCATGCTGGACTTCTAGTAGCTCTTGTGCAAGTAAAGCATGTGTCGCGCGGTTTGCAAGTTCTTTTATTGATAGAGTTGTCATAGTTCTCCTTTATACCACTGGTAACTGATTAATTTGCTCTTGCGTAATTACTTTCACCTGTCCAAGCCTACCCTCAGTTTGATAAAGATACCCTGATTTAACCTCAAGTACATATCTATAACCTTTGATTTTAACCTTGCAGTATTTATTAGCATCATAAGAGATAATCTCAACCTCACGCACAGGTGCTTTCTTATACTCTTCGTCACCTAACTGTTCAAATGGGTAATCCGTCCACGCTTTCATCTCAATCCTCCTCTATTTAATTTTTACTTACAGGGGTCGCTGTCTGAGTTCACGTACTATCTTGTGATCTTTAGTCCACAACGCAACATTGTCTTCTATTTCCAAGACTTCGCACATGTACTTAAACCCTCGATTGGTTTCCTCTTGCTCTGCTAATTTAACTGCAGATAATTTCTTGAGACAAGCGCCAACAACATAACTGTGCTCGTCTCTGCTTCCCCAACGGTAAGCTGTAACTACATACATCAGATGTTTCATCTTAATTCCCCTTCAGTGCAGCAGTTTCAATATCTAGGATAGTTTTTTCTGAAAGTAAATCCACAACGTCAATACCATTGATATAAACATTATACAGTGTCATACAGGCAGGGTAATCAGGTTCTACTTGCAGACCACCTTCCCGTTGACCATACTCAGCAGTTTCGTATTCAAGTTCGCAGTTAAGTGTCCCACCTGCGAAATCGTAGTTAAAGTAATGCATGTTCATTTTGTTCCTTTTTATTGCTTTCTTATTTCAAATACTTCAAAATAGATGCACCTAAAGCTAAACCTGCTTGGCGTGAACCTACCGCTGATAAATGCACCCCATCAGACAGGGGCAGAGTCGAACTATCACAAGCAATATGCACATTAGGGTTAGATGCTGCTACTACCTGCTGTGCTGCTGCAGGGACAGCGTAGCTTGTCAAGCAAATATGAATCTGAACTGGTTTAGCTTGCCCTGTGATAGAACGTACATCCTTGTCTAAATCCACAATCAGTTGAGTAAATTGCCCTGCGTAACCTTCGTTAAACGGGTCAGCTTCGCCTTGCATCCAGATAATAGCAGGTACAGTGTAAGGAGGCTCTGCCTGAGCTTTAGCACTTACTACTTGGTTAAGTAACCGAGCGTAGGGCTTTGTGCCTTTACTGAGTTCTGAGATAGGCATGCCACCTCGTCCAGCAGCAGAGCCGATACGTGTGCCAGCTAAACCCTTAAGCCCTAGTAGAGCACCATACAAAGGTGTTTCACCTGCTGTTGACGTTACCCATGTTTCATAGTCCAGTGCAGTCACTGATTCTTTAAAAGGTACAAGAGGTTGACCACCTAGTGACCGAACACCCTCAGCAAACATCAACCCTACATCTTGATAGTCATTCGGGAGAGTGTTGTCGCTTGGGAAAGCATTAACTGATCGCTCACCGAGAGATAGGCTTTGCCCGTAGCTGATGATGTGTTGTGTACCACCTGATGTCGATGAGTCTCCTCCGCAAGCTGTTAGGGTCATTGCACAAGCAATAGCCGCAGAGATTAGATATTTATTCATTAAATTACTCCTTTTTGTTAAGATGTTTGTATTTTACCTTGTATTCAAAGATTAACTAGCGCTGTTACATATTATTACAAAGTTCTTTATCATTCATTAATAATCGCCTCATGGTCAGTGGCAGGAGCTAACCATTTGAAATTTTCATCGCTGTGCATAGCTTCATAGACTTGCTGATTTACTGTTGAGTGACTATTCCACACACCGTAGCCAAACCCACCGCCAGCTTTCGGGTCACACTTATAATAAGGTCTTGTCTGGTACTTAAACACCTTAGGTTCTGGTTTGATGCGGAACCGAGGAAGACCTAATCTTCCAAACAGTTCTATATTGAAAGTCAAAGCGTTATTAGCACCTAAGTCTCGCCATGCCGCATCTATGAACATCTGCAATTGCTTGCCATCTAACGCAGCTTGTAGCAGTTCTCGTAGATGTTTTTCTTTTTCTTCGTTATTCATGTTACCCTTCGTAGCGTTTATTGTACTCTTTAACCATTAACTCGGCAAAATTAAAAGCAACTTCAGGGATTGATGCTGCAACAGTACCCTCTTTTCTGCCTGAGATTAATCCATTTAAAGCCTCCCCTGCGTAATATTGCAGTAAGGTCAGACCAGCAACACCATTGTTAAAACCATGCTCAACACCAGTAGGGTGTACTTGGTTTGATGTGTCTTTATTCATTTAAATCCTCCTGAAGCCATTATTAACCCAACATTTGCCAAGCTGTACGAAAAATACGCCACAGCAAATCCCCATTCTTGTTTAATCCCAAAACCTATAGAAGTCCCAAGGTAAAGAACTCCACAGATAGCTACAGCGTAGTTTTGCACTATTAATGCACTAAGACTTCTGCACCTGTGTCAAGAAAGAACATCTTGTATTCAGGGAGAGCTAAGGTACTGATAATATTACGTGCAATGCTTTCGTGCATGTAGCGCCCAAGTTCTTGAGGTTGGTTGTAGTTCCCCATTGGGACAATGACTACTACTTCACGGTAGCGGAGGGCAGGAGCATGTGCCCCGTGTATTGAAAAAGCTGGCGAAGTGAAAGTCGGTGTTGATTGCATTTGATTCCTTTAATTTTAAGTTGATTACCTAGAAAGCAGTCATGGTGTTTTGCTTCCATAACTGAATTATACACTTGATTTCTTGAGTTGCAGGGGTTGTTACACAGTGTTACTTGTTAATTGCTCACGGTATCCAAACCAACCACATGCTAGACAGGTTGCCTTTGCATCGTCATCATGTGTTTTTACACTGTGACAGTAGTGCTCTCCTGTGTTAACGTAAAACATCTGTTCTGCAGTTACTACAACATCTTCATTTGCGCAGTCTGGGCATGTGAGCAATGGTTCTTCTTTCATAATCTCTCCTTCGTGAAATAAAAGTACAGTTTATCACCTTTTATCCCCCAAGGAAGTTCTTGTTTAAGTTTTTCTAGTGCATCAAGTGCAGGGGCATGAGGGTGTGTATAGAAGAATATAGACGCTTCTCCCTCCGCTGCTTCTTGAAGGCACATCAACTTCATTTCTTCGTGTACCCCTTTTGGGTTAGAAATCTCGTATAAAGAATTGCACAATTCAAAAAGGGTTAGTGGTTTGTCACTGCTCTCGTTAGTTGTCATTGTGCTACTCTCCAGTGTGTAATGCAGCCAACACCTCCAGTATCGTCCCAGTAGAACGCTTCTGCTGTATCAGTGTACTCTTCACCCCCCCTGAATCTTACCTCTACCTCAACACCTTCTTGAACAGGCATAGAACCTGTGTTACTAAGCCAGCCTTCAGCAGCTTCTCTAGGCTTAACCTCTGCTTGGTGTGCGTCAACATAATCCATCATACCTTTTGCGAAGTTGTATATCTTCTCATGCCCTTTACTGATATGAGCACGTGTTAGTAGGTAAATATCTCCACTCAAAGCCCCCATAGCAGCTTGTACATAAGCATCTAATCTTTGTTGTTTATCTATCATTTTATTCCCCTTTTGTTTAGATGGTAGGATTCTAACACACAAATCCCTAATTCCTAGTGATTTACACATAAACAACAGTAAATATCCTAGATTTACGCTTACTTTGCATCATTTCACTTGCTATTTGTAACAATTTGTGCTACAATACAACATAAGTAAAGGAATAACTTCACTGTTACACCTAGATTCAGACCTGAGAGCAACATCGCTCTATTACTAAAAGTTGCTTAAGTGCAAAGCCTTTACCTAGCTATGCAGGGTACGTCAATGATGAATATCTCGCTGTGTTGACGTAGATAGGAGGGGTGGGCGGCTTAAGACGAGCCTGATTAGTGCAAGAGCCTTAAATGGACGATTTCCAAGAACTTAAATGTTTTCTACTTCAATCATCAAAGTAGAGGGGGGATGAGTTGACAGACCATGAGCTACTTAATAACTAGCATCTGTACTTGCATGATAGCCCAATGATTCTTTATCTTTATTCTTAGTATTACCCTCTTCAGGTGGTGCAGGTATGGGGGGGAGTATCGTCTAATGAATAACTACGTCTGTACGATTTGAAAGGCTGTAATGCATACTTGTAAATGTGGGGGAATCCTCTTCCCTAGGACAACAAACACTGAGAAGATTATATGGGATTGCCTTGATTGTGGTAGGTATGAAGTTGTTGTAAGCGAAAAACCTATACAACAATTATTTGTACTTAAAGAGACTTTACCTTATGCAGCGGCTATTGTGTAATCTAAAACAATTCAACCCTGCACAGATAGTCATCCTAGGTGGAATCCTAATCATGTTAGGTGCAGTCCTGATGACGGCTTACCTTACGCAGTGTTAGCCCTCTGACCTAGGCTACCCTACGTCAGTGGATTTAACAGCCCCGTAGAGGGTGCTAATGCCGTTTAACACGCTTTAACAGACACATTAAGGACTCTCACAACAAATGGAACTTGAAAGACTTAACCAACTCCTGCAATACGATAACCTTACAGGCAAACTCTCTAGTAAAGAGCACTCTCGTGAGCTACACACTGACCCAGATGGTTTTATCACTATATGGGACAGTCAAGCCAAGAAGAAGACAAAGTTCAAATCTGACAGATTGTGCTTTACATTAGGAAACAATAAAAAGTTAAGGAAGAACCAGAAGGTTTTACACAAGAACCTTAACAACAAGGACAATAGGCTTGTTAACTTGGTGTTAATCTCTCAGAGCGTCCACAACAAGATTAAAGAAGCTTCTAAGAATCTTAGTGGAGGTATAAAGATACTACCGCACATCAAGGATAAGTATGACTTCGTAGTGTCGTATTTTGACGACAAGTTTCACACTAAAGAGGTTTACTGTGATATCATTGCTGCACAAAAAAGGGTGTTAGTGCTGCAGTTGAGATACGCTAAGGTACTAACACGCTACTGTTGTTTTGAATAAGGATAAAATGCTAAAAGATATAAATGATTTCATTTTCACTAGCCCTTATTGGGTAGTGATTTGTGCAAGCTACGGGCTTGGTTCAATTCTAGGCAGTATTACCTCCCTTTTGTTTACTTTAGCACATTGATTAACCTAAACAGTTATTTCACTTGCTATTTATGTTATTATGTGCTATAATAGCTTATTAGGTAAAATTAAAGACAATCTGAGTTAGAGTTATAAGGTAGAATTTTATTCTCCTGCCCTGCTTTTAAGTAGACATAAGTTAGAACTTATCTAATATAACCTGTTGACATTCTTTACTCCTTTTGACTGATTCAACAATGGGGAAAAGTAACCCCATGCCTTCGGGCTTCCAAGAATAATAAAAATAATAAATACTATGGCTAAATGCCCTGTTTGCTCCTCCCGCGCTAAGAAAGAAAACTTCTATCTGGAAGATAGTTGTGTATTCTGTAGCCCCCTTGATATGCAGTTTGATGATAGTGATGTCAATGAAGAGCTAAACCTCTTGATGAACCCTTCTGGTAGGACACCTGTTAGGAATTACGAAGAAGAAACAGAGTAATAGCTTGACATTATACATTTGTACGTGTATAATTAACACATGACAAACAGTAGGTAGCATAGACTCCGAACGCTCTGTATGAGCCGTCATTGACACTTTGGAAGAGACAAAGACCAAAAGCTAGTGCATCGAGTGCTGATAAAACAAGTACCTGAGAGGGTTTACTGTTCAGAGGGTGTATTTGGTTTTGGTGAAGAGAGTTGTGAAGCACTAGGTTAAGTTCTTGGTACACTGACAACGAACACCAATTAAATATGCGGGATAACTGTTGGTTGTCCAGTGAGGCTCATAATCTCATGTACGTGCGTTCGATTCGCACTCCCGCTTCCATATCTTACTCGATAGCTCAATTGGCAGAGCACTATCCTCCAAAGTTAGCGGTTCTAAGTTCAACTCTTAGTCGGGTAGCTAGAACACAAAAGAATATAATATGAAAATTAACTTCTCAATTAACGGTGTAAAAAAATATATCGAACCAGACTACGTTTGGTGGTCAGACCATTGGAAGAAGGTAGCCACAGTCATTACTGTTCTATTCTTAGTGCTGTTCTTAGCTTCCTGTACTAGCGGTACTTACGAGGTTGTACCACCTGCACCTACCTTCAATTGTCAAGGCAGTTACAACGGGAACTACTCTCCCCCTTCACATGAAGAGCGTATTCGTTTACGAAACCAATCTTTAGCCCTTCGCGGTATTGAGATTGTTGCAGATGAAGGAGTGAACAATAAGAACGCTGGCGGTGGAGCACCTGATGGTGGAATCTGGATGGGCGGCAGTTATACCTTTGAGACAGATGCTAATTGTAGTATCACAAAGGGTTCTACAATGGTGTTTTACTCTTACCCTTACGAACTGAACGGTGCAATCCAACAAGATCGTACATTCAAGTTAACATGGTCTGGTTCTGGCTCTGCTGGACGTATGGACGGTAAGGTTGAATTAGATAATACTATTTCAGGTTCGTTCTATCACCCTGCACCAGAGGATTATATCTATGGTGTGATTAGTGGTAATTTTACACCTGTTATTAAGTGAAGAATTAGCTCTAGTAACTCATCTGGTAGAGTGCCAACCTTGTAAGTTGGAAGTACGGAGTTCGAGACTTCGCTGGAGCACCAAATTATAAGTTTTACAACGACCTAGGGTAGCTCCCGAAAGAATGATTCCCTCATCATTTGGTCTGTTGTTTCATCGAAGAGGTATTAATTAGGGATAGTATGTATAAGATAGAAGAGTTGACTCAAAAGAGGTTAAAGGAACTACTTAACTACGACCACGAAACAGGTCTGTTCGTGTGGCAAGAGTCAAGAGGCAGAGTTAAGGAGGGGCGAGTTGCAGGAAGTGCTCATAAAGCTTACGGGTATACTGAGATTACATTAGACAGAAAGAGTTACCCTGCTCATCGTTTGGTATGGTTGTATAATCATGGGGTTTTCCCTGTAGAACAGGTTGACCATTTAGACGGAAATCGTACTAATAATAGATTAGAGAATCTTAGGGAAGTTTCTCACTGTGTAAATGGTAGGAACAGAACAAAAAGTTGCAATAACTCTTCTGGTATCACAGGGGTTTATCTTCGTAACAATTATTGGATAGCCACTTGGATAAACATTCTAGGTAAACCTAAACAAAAATCCTTTAATATTTCAAAGTATGGTAATGACTGTGCGTTAGATTTAGCTACTACCTTTAGAGAGGGCATAGTCCAAGAATTAAACACTCAGGGGGCAGGATACACATCCCGTCACGGTAATTGAGTAAAGAATCCGCTACCTAGGACACGTGTATGACCACGGAGAGTACCAAAAGTACGAAGCGTCAACAGGAAGCAAGCGCCTGTCTAACCAAAGACTTGCACTAATATTTTACTAGACCTCCCTTAGTGGAGGTTTTGGTGTTTCGGAGAATAAAGATGGTGTTTAAAAAACGAGCAGAGCTTGGTGGTGTAATAGATGAGAATATCAATACCTACGGGCGTGGTGTCAAGGGCGCAGGGTCTTTAACTAACCTAGAGATTAGAAATAAAGAGTTAATGAGCTTGCTTCGTAAGTTCAAACCTCACCTTGCAAAAGCTGTTGAGGTTAATGCAAAGATTATGGGTGCAGAGGAGTCCTCTGACACTAACAAGATTAAATCCTCTGCACTTATTATCTCTGTATATAAGGACTTGATTAATTCAGTCTATGATAAAGATTACGATGAGAATGAAGGCGACGAAGTGCAGCCTAACACCAAAGCAACGGTATTTTCCCTTACTATGGTGAAAAATAACGAAGAGGTTGGACAGAGTTAAGTTTAGACACCAGATAGAAGGCATTTGAAAAGGAGTCCCCTCACTCCCTGCTGGTTGTTTCATTAAAGAGGTTATCTGAGGAGATAATATGGTATATAAAATTTTAAAGCCTTTTACTAAAGGGCTATTTACTGATTTGATTGAAACTTGGGAAAACATTACAAACTACGAAGGTAGGTATCAGATAAGTAATTTCGGGAATGTCAAGTCAATTAATCGTAGAGGCGCATCACCAGATATTCTACGAAAAACTAAATTATCTAAAAGTGGCTACCCAATGCTGAACCTTTGTATTGAAGGCAAGAAGTCTTGGTTTACCGTACATCGGTTAGTTGCAGAGCATTTTATTGTTAACCCTGAAAACAAACCTACAGTCAACCACAAAGACGGTGTTAAAACAAACAATTGTGTTTCAAACCTTGAGTGGGCTACCTGTAAAGAACAGATGGCTCATGCCGTAGTCAATGAGCTACTAGAAGTGCGTGGAGCGCCTAGGTATTCTCCAGAGATGAAGCGGCAACTCAAAGACGAGTATTCATCAACGAACACTTCAATTTCAGCGTTGTCCCAAAAATACGCCGTCAGCGAACGCACCATTGGTAGAATTATCAGTGGTGAGATTGAACCTAAAACAAAATTATCAAGGTCAGATGTAGTCTTAATTATTGAACTACGAAGAGATGGTAATACTCTGAAATCAATCTCTGAAAAATTTAGTTGTGGTATTAGCCAAATTCATCGGATAACAAGAGGTGAATCCAGAAACGTACAATATGAAAGAGAGAGTCTGTGACTGAACAAAAAGTATATGCACCTAGCAGCAAGAAGCAAGAAGCATTTTTAAATGCAACTACTTCAATAACTGTTGCAGGTGGCGCGGCTAAACCTTTCCAATAAACTGGTCGCGTAAAACCTATTTTTTCGGTGAAACCCTAACGTAAAGACGAGGGCAATACCGAGCGAAGCTCTGAAAAGAGAACGTGTAGAGACTATCGAAATGCAACAGTAATGTTGAACAAAGTAGAGTAGGCTGCAAGTGCAGTCGAAACAGTAGGCAGCGTAGTAGCTCGAAGATATAGTCCGATACTTCTGGAAACAGGAGAGTGAATTAACGAATCACACAACAAACAAGGGTTCTGGAAAAACATACACTTCCCTGTTAATCGCACTGAAGTTCATGCAACACCCAAGAGCAACAGGGGTAATCTTTCGTCGCACATCTAAGATGCTGACAAGTCCAGGCTCTATCTGGCATGAAGCTGTTGCAATGTACTCTGACATCTATCCAACAGGGCTAAAGATTCGGCACAGAGAGAATGAAATTGTGTTCCCTAACGGAGCACTTTTAAAGTTCTCCCACATGCAACACGCCTCCAATATGTACGATCACAAAGGTGGTCAGTACAGCCTTGTCATCTTCGATGAGGCAACGGATTTTACAGAAGACATGGTGATGTATCTAACCAGTCGTATGCGTAATGCTTACGTGGACTACACACCTCAGATGTTCTTAATGACAAACCCTGACTACAGTAGCTTCCTACGTCTTTGGATACAGGATTACTATCTGGACTCAGAGGGAATACCTATCCCAGAACGTGCAGGGCATGTACGGTACTTTGCAAGGCAAGGCTCTAGTTACCAATGGGCGAATGATAGAAAAGAATTAGAAGCAATATACGGCAGTGGCGAAGGTGCTCCAATTACGAGCTTTTCCTTCATCGGCGCTACCTGCGAAGATAATCCTTTAATGCTCAAGAAAGACCCTAGTTACAGGGGTAAACTCTTATCTCTGAGTCCTGTAGAGGTTAAACGTCTTTACTACGGTTCTTGGTTCGCTCGTGCTGAAGCCTCTGGGCTATGGAAACGTGAATGGTGTCCTACGGTAGCTCACCCTAATATTTTAGCTACCAAACGAGTCAGAGCCTATGATATTGCAGGGAGTTTACCGAGTGCGGCGTACCCTAACCCCGACTGGACTCGTGGTGTACTTATCTCAAAGGATAAACAAAGTATCTACACAGTTGAGGATGTTGTTTCGTTGCGAGACAGATTCCACAAGGTTGAAGAACTGATTCTTAAGACCGCTATGAGTGATGGGCAAGCCTGCACCATTGTTATTCCTTGTGACCCTAACGCTCAAGCAGGCGCATGGGCTAGAGGTATGCAACGTAGACTAGGTGAAATGGGCTTCAATTGCAGACTGGTCAAACCACAGCAAAGTAAAGCAACGCGCTTTGCACCCTTCTCAACCATATCTCAGGCAGGATTTGTACAGGTGGTAGATGCAGAATGGTACAACGACTTCTGCACGGAGCTTGAAAACTTTGAAGAGAATAATCGGAATCAGAAGGACGATATGGTAGATGCTGTATCAGACGCGATAGTTATCCTAAACAAACAAGCCGTCCTCCCTTCCTTCACCCTCCCAGACCTCTCCCAATCATCAGGCTTTGGCTTCCAGCCAATCTCCCTGCCTGACAACCTAACGACTCCCTTGCAACAAGGTGAGTTTCTTTAAATTAAACGGCGAACTATAAATGCAAAGAACAACAAGAAGTGTAAAAAAGTCCTCCAGTACTTTAGACACCCCAGAGCCGTTTAAGTTCGGAGAAATGGGTATCAACGGTCAACGTATCTTTGCAGGGATACCAGACATTGAACTGAAAAAGGAATTGAACTTTCCAACAAACTTGAAGACCTATAAGCAAATGATGTTGCATCCAGCAATCAACGCTTCAATCAGTCTCTACAAGTCCATGCTAACCAAGGCAACCTTTCGTGTTCAACCCGTCAAGAACCCCACAGCAAAAGAAAAGAAACAAGCACTACTCATTGAGCAAATGCTCGGTGACATGGAAATCCCACTAGAGGATGTAATTGCTTCAAGTTTGACTTCACTTGATTTTGGTTTTGCCCCTGTTGAGAAGGTGTTCCGTCTGCGTACAAAAGAGAACGGAAGTATGTATGACGACGGCTTGATTGGTATCAAGAAACTAGCTCTGCGTAATCAAGAAAGTATTGACTCTTTTGTGTTCGACGCAGAAGGTAATGATGTAGTAGGTTTAAAACAAAACCTTGCTAACCTCAATGACCCGTTCGGGCGTTATTCAGGACGTACAAGTACCGTTGTGACCATGCCTCGTAGTAAGTTTATGAACTTCACCGTAGGGCATGACAAGACAAACCCTTATGGTGTTTCTCCTTTACGTAATGTTTACCTTCCGTGGAAGTATTTGCAAGCGATTGAAGAACTTGAAGCTTCGGGTGTGGCTAAGGACTTACAAGGTGTTCCGTTGCTGACCTTGCCAGCGAGTTATATGTCTTCAGATGCATCCCCTGAACAAAAGATTGCCCTCGATGGTTTCAAGAATATTCTCAGGAATCTCCAACAGAATTCACAGGCAGGTGTTCTCTTACCCAGTGATGTAGACCCTGAAACAAAGTCTTCACTTTTTAAATTAGAACTTCTTTCCACAATCGGTAAGAAAAGCTTCGATACGAAAGACATCAAAGAGTATTACCGTGCAATGATATTTATCGGTCTAGCTGCTGATATCTTGTTGATGGGTAATACACAGACAGGTTCTTTTGCTCTCGGTGCAATTAAGAACAGCTTGACAGGTACTCAAGTTGAAGCGTACTTAAAAGATATTATCAAGGTTCTCAATAACGACTTGGTTCGCCATATCTACGAACTAAACGGTTGGGATGTAACCCGTAGGGCTTCTATTGATTACGAAGGCTTCGAGGATATTGACGCTGACAGTTATTCAAAATTTGTACAACGTATTGCCTCCGTAGGTGCTTTACCAATCACCCTTGATGTTATCAATGATATTCTTTCTAAGATGGGCTTAGATAGCCTTCCAGAAGGTACAGACCTTGGTAGTGTTCTACCAGAGAAGACTTCTCGCTCAGGTGACGGTATGAAGACCGCAGGTGAAGGTACAGCCACAGATCCAACAGGGAAATCAGGCTCTGAAACCAACTCAGACAATGCATCTTAAAAGAAAGACTCTCTAATGACATGGACAGCTATGAAAACTCTCCCTTCATTAGAGGGGAAATCCAGAGAACTCAGAGAGCTATTTGCAGAAGTAGCTAACTCTGCTTTATCTGAGGGACGCACGGGGGATGAGGCTATCTTTAAAGGTCTAGCCGTAGTTAAGCAAAAAGAACAGGTACAAGTGAAGAAATTCACCAAACCTGCCATACCTGCACATCTTCGCGCTTTATTAGACCTTAAAGGTATCCCACAAGCCACTAGGCTTGCTCAGGAAGAGCTAGAAGATGCTGCGGCAAGCCTAGGTAGCCAAGAGCCTCAACAAGGCATTACAAGTGCTGTATTCAACGCTAAAGGGCAATTGGTTCTTAAGTTCGGTGACGGCACATCCATCACGACTAATCCAGCACCAGTCACGGTTGTTGAGCATTCAGTAGTTGTCAAGGAAGTAAGTAGTAATACAGCACCATCAACCCCTGCAACTTCAGAAGACAGCCTTATGTATAACTTGGTATTAACGGACTAATGGCACAAATTACACTTACCCCAAAGACAGCAAAGTACGGTGTACTTAACGGTTTACCGCTCACGGATGTAACTACCATATGTCCAGCTATTAATCCAGTGTACTATGATGCATCAGTAGGCACATTATCCCCTGCTGTAACCACAGGTATCTACCTGATAGTTAAAGTTACCCTTCAGAACGCCGTGGGTGCTACTGTCCGTACCTTGCGTATCGTCAAACAGGATGGAACATTACTGTTGCAGTTTCCAGCTACAGCACAACCAGCTTTACCCTTAGAAACGACAACAGTTTACTCCTCTCGTGTCATTGTAACTAACCCGTCTGACTGGGTGAATGTTAAGTTGCAAGTTAGTTCAGGTACAGCAGGCGATACAGTAATTATAAAGGAAGCAACATTAGTGTTTGCATTTGCGGAATTATGCAACATCACAGATGAGTCCTTAGTAAAGAGAAATATCACTAACGTCTACTTTATAACTATGCAACCTGTACAGGAATCAGTACTAGGTAAAGTAGGTTCGGTAAGCGATACAACCTTTTTAACTGTCCCTGTAAATGGTCTGTCCACTGGTTTTAGGTGGGATACTAACTCTGGGATGACACTGTACTCATGGGATGGCTCATCAATAGGTTTAGGGGTTTAATATGGCAGCAGCAGTATATAGCACAGATTTAAGCACAGTAGCGACTGCCGATGAAGCTGTTGGTTGGGTCTCACTAACAGGTACAGATGGGGACGGTAAAGCATATAACGCACAATCTGTACCAGCCCACCAAAGTGCAGGATACCCTAGTATCCAAGGTAGCTACTCAGTAGCACAAGAATGTGTAGCCAGTAATGCTGTTGGGTCGTTGGCATACCCTATTGGTGGCCTACCCATACCTATCGACTTGGGCGGCGGTATAACTGTACCTACTGATGGTGGTGTGTTTGTTTGGCATAGTTTTAGCTCTGCAGTTGCTATGGGGACATACGCACAAGGTGGACAAAGAATTGCAATGGGTTCTGGGTTAGACAATTTTAAAGTGTGGCATGTGGGTGGTAAGGATGTTGAGGCTAAGTTATACGGAGGTTTCCTTAATCATGTAGCTAACCCAACTATTACCGCTGACCTGACCGCTGGCACACCTTCCTCTACTATCAATTACATTGGTAGTGCTGTTTATTCGGTACAAGGTATTCTAACTGGTAGACCGCATCAATGTGATGTGATTCGGTATGGAAGAGGGTCATCAATATTTGAACTAGGCGACGGAATTTCAGGGTATAGCACCCTAGAGGGATTTGCTACTGCAAATGATTCACAAGCTAATCGTTGGGGATTGATACAGAAGCTAAGAGGCTCATACCTATATAAAGGTAATTGGAAGTTTGGTACTGCTACCAATAGGGTGCATTTTGTAGATTCAGACAAAGTAGTATTAGTCGATTGGACACCCAAAGTCACTGCAAACTTCAACACAATTGAAGTAACTAATACTGCCACAACAATTACTCTAGATAGATTTACATTTACCAACTTAGAGCCAGCAACAACAGCCTCAAGAGCTAGATGGGTAAATACCAATAATGCTGTAATTAGTTTAAACGATTGTATCTTTAACGACTTATCTACATTTTTGTTTGGGTCTAATACAACTGTATCTATTGCAGCATTTAATAGATGCAAAAAAGTAACACAAAATGGTGCAACAATTAAAGATGCACTGTTCTACAAGTCAGATGCTATATCAGCATTAGCTTCTAATAATCCAGCATTGATAACTGGAGCAATCTTTACAAGTAGTGGTGTCGGTCATGCGATGGAAATTACCACAGCAGGTTCTTACGACTGGAAAAATACAGCGATTGGTTATGCGTCTACAAGTGGTAGCACAGGTAATGAAATCATATACAACAACAGTGGTGGCAATGTCATTATCGTTCACCAAGGCGGTACTCGTGTTACTGTGCGTAATGGAGTAGGGGCAACAACAACACTCAAAGATGCAAACCCTGCCACCGTTAATTTAGGGATTGCTGCGGGTTGGGGTGGTCTGTCTACTGGTGCGGTAACTGGAACTGGGACGTGCAATGGACATCTTGGTGTACTAATCGGAGCATTGGCAGTTACGATTGCAGTACCCCCACCATACATCAATTACGGAGTCGGTTCAGCACAGGCTTCAGCAGCTCAGACGGCATTCTTCGCATCTATAGCTGATATAAACTCTCGCACTGGAGGAACTGTTATTGGCCCTGCCGCGTTGGAGATTGGAGGAATGACACTAGGGCGAGGTTTGTACGATATTGTCGGCGCGACAACTATGACGACACCATTTACGTTGGATGGCGGTGGAGACCCAGACTCTGTATTTATTATTCGATGTGGTGCTGCGCTTTCAGTGACAGCATCCATCGCTATGAGGATGATAAATGGTGCTCAGGCTAAGAATGTTTACTGGCGAGTGGTAGGAGCAGTCGCATTGGGTGCAGCAGCTTATATAGAGGGTAATTTTTTAGGACATTCTACATTCGGTTGTGGTGCTGAAGCTAATGTCAAGGGTAGGATATTGATGGCTGACACAGCTGGAACTATCACTTTTGGTGCTACAACTTTAGAAAATCCAGACCCCGGAGTTACCCTAACTATAGTTCCAAATGTTAGTTTAGTGGGTGCTGAAATTCGTGTCTATGACCTTGATGTTGCTGGTCAACAGTACGGCACTGAGCTATCTGGTGCTGAATCACATACTAGTTTTAATTATGTTTATGAAGGC